CAAACCACCCATGCCACTCATAATACGAAGGACGTTATAATTTGTGGCATAAACTCTGATTTTAGAGCCAAGAGCGGCTTTAGGGGTGAGTTGAAGTTGAAGAGTAGCGTTATCAATTCTGGACATGTTACACGTGCCTGAGGGTTGATGTTCTTCGGGTTTTAAGGCAAAGGAATATACGTTAATACCGGTAGGGGGGATGTTGGTGTGATGTTGGTAAGGTTGTACAAGATTGAAGTAAGATCCGAGTCTTTCTTGGAAGCGATCGTGTCCGTTAAGTTGTAATTTGGCACGTACAACAGGGTTTCTTCCGGCATTGACGGGTCCGAAGCCAGCATGATCAGAGTAGTCACCAGCAGTTGTGATGGCACCGAAATCAGTGGGGGCTAAGTTATTGGCGTTAGGGCCGGGTCCAGCGGGTAAGCTGATGGGTCTAACTTGGGATGTTGTAACACCGTTATCAACAATACCTCCAGCACCAGTGTTGAGGCCGGCATCTTTTAAGTATTGTAAGTAGTCAGCATCAAGGGCGTTGGTTCCAACGAAGGGGAATACGTTTGTGGTATCTTCAACGTTGGAGAAGACGAGTTGAGAAGCATCAGGAAGACCTTGGCTGTTAAGAGCATAGTATCCAGAATCAGCATCAAAATCATCTGTGTAGTTATTCCATTGGTTATAACCAAGTTTAACAACATCATCTCTTTGGGTAACCCAGATAAGTTCTTTAACGGGGTGGTTAAGATTGAGTTTAACCTTGACGTTTGTATTAACTGTTGATTCATCGCCTGTGAATTGAAGTTGTTCAATAAGGTATTCGTGAGATGTTTGTGCGAATCTGCGTCTTTCATCGGTATCAAGGTAGATGTAATCAATGAAGAGGGAAGCGTATTCAAGGGAAGGTACGCAGAAGGCATCTAAGCTGCCATTAACGGAGACACCGCAGCTGTTGAGGGATCCACCTGTGGAGACGTAACATTCGGCTTTAGGTCTGAATTCAAGTTCGATTTTAACTTCGTGGTATTGAAGAGCAATAAGGGGAAGTGAAAGACCAGGGTTACGGCAGAACCAGAATTGGAAGGGTACGTATAATGTTGTGGCTTCGGTTCTTTGTAATCCAGTACCGGTAAGAGCAACGGTGTTACCAACCATATTATCGTAACCGGCTTTGAGGCCAGGGGGAATGGTAAGTTCATTCCAGATGGTGAGCCAGTCACCGTATTGTTTATCAATTCTTTGACCTCCAATTTGGATTTCAACAGATTTGATAAGGAAGTGGCCAATGAAATTAACCCATCTGAAGAAGGCAGAGGATACAGTGGCTTCAACTCTGGGAAGAGTAACTTGTAAGTAGATTCTGTGAATAAGATCACCGTTTCTGCTTACTGTGCATGTTACTTTTTTACCGAAATCAGCAGTTCCATTGAATGTTTGTTCAATGGCTTCCATGGAGAAGTTAGTGTGTCTTCTGTAAACAACTTTGAAGAAAGTAATTTGAGGATTTCCTGTAAGATATACATCTTGTGCGCCGTAGGCAACGAGTTGCATAAGACCGCCAGTCATTTTATACTCTATACTTAGAAAAAAATTTCACAAAAAAACGTAAATTATTTCTTTAATTATTTTTTATTTTTTTATTTTTTTATTTTTACTGATAAATATTTTTCATTTATTTATAATTTTTGTTTGTTACTTTATCAATAAAATATTTAAAATATATTATTATATGATAAAAATAATAATAAATTTATTTTTTTAATTTTTCTATATTTAAATTATTTTTTATAAATTCTTCTATATCTATTTCTTTTTTTATTAATTTTTCTTTATTTTTTATAAATTCATATTTATTATTATTTAATTTTTTAACTGACCATCCATCATTTAAAGCATTACATAAAAAAACCATTTTTTGAATAAAATTATAATTAAAATTTACATTATTTCTATTCGAGTCTTCCATAATTCTAAAAAAAAGAAATAAAAAATTTTAATAACTTAACCTTATTTTTTTTAAATACTTAAAGTTTATTTTTTAATAAATAATATATGGTGACATCAAAATCAAAACGTGTCTCAAAAAAAAATGTAAATATTAATAATAACAATGATAATATAACAATTGATGCCAAACATAATGAAATGATTGAATTATTTATGAATGAAAAAAAATCTATTCCTGAATTAAAACTGCGTTTAAAAAATTTGATTCAAGAATATAAAGATTCTAAAAATAATGCACTAAAAAATAGTTCTGATTATATAATTGAAAGAAATTTGAAAAGAGATGAAATTCATCATCTTCAAGATAAAATTAAAAATATAAATAATTCTAAAAAATTAAATAATTATTATTTAGAAGTAGGTAGTTTATTACATAATTATTATGAAAATATAGAAAATTGTAAAAATAATGAAGAAAGTGATGAATCAAATGAACAAGAAAATTTTGAAAATAATTTAATTAGTTTCGAAAATAATGAAAATGACATTGTTTCTAAAAATAAAAATGATTCTAAATCTCAATATTCAGTTATTGATTTTTTTAATAATCGTGAAAAAGAAATTCCTGAAAATAATGAATCCAATGAAAATGAAGGAAATTATACCTCAATGAAAATTAGTGATTTCGTAAAAGAAGAATCTAAATTTAAAAAAAAAAATTTCTTAGATGATTATCTCAAAAAAATAGATTCTAATTATGTTAGTAAAATTAAAATTGATCATCAAATTAATACTTGTAAAGATTGTAACCAACAAATGACCATATATCCAAGTGATGGAATTCAAATATGTACTAATTGTGGTGTTCAAGAATTTATTTTAATTGAAAGTGATAAACCTTCATTTAAAGATCCTCCCTTAGAAGTTTGTTATTTTAGTTATAAAAGAATTAATCATTTTAATGAATGGTTAGCTCAATTTCAAGCAAAAGAATCTACAGAAATTCCTGATGAAGTTTATGAAAAAATTATTGCTGAAATCAAAAAAGAACGTATTAAAGATTTAAGTAAATTAGACACTAAAAAAATACGTCAATATTTAAAAAAAATTAAATTAAATAAATTTTATGATCATGCAGCTCATATTTTATATCAAATTAATGGTATTTCACCTCCTTCTATGAGTAAAGAATTAGAAGAAAAATTAAGATTAATGTTTAAAGAAATTCAAGCCCCTTTTATGGAAGTCTGTCCTAAAACTCGCAAAAATTTCTTAAATTATTCTTATGTTCTTCATAAATTTGTTGAATTATTATCATTAGATGAATATAAAGTATATTTTCCTTTATTAAAAGATCGGGAAAAATTACATCAAACAGATATGATCTGGAAAAAAATATGTGATAAAATTGGTTGGCAATTTTTTAAATCTATATAACTCAATATTTTTTTAAGAATTATTATTATTTTATTATAAAATCAAAATATTAATTATAAATACATTAACACTTAGTCTTAATTATAATAATAGTATGACATTTTTTATTTTAATTTTATTATTATTATTTAATTTTATTAATTGTTTTCATTTCTTAGGGTATTCTATTATTCAACAACATCATCAATATAAAAAATGTTTTGAACGTTTAATTGAATCAGAAAATAAAATATTATTATTTACATCAATTAATAATTCTCATCATTATAAAAATGAATTATTAGATATTTATTGTAATTATGAAAATATTAATTTTGAATCAATTCAATATGATGATTTTATAAATTGTAATTACAATGAAAAGTCAGATATTATTTATATTAATGATTTTTTAACCTATAATGGTCGAATTATGTTAAATGAAGAAAAAGATATTATTTTAAAATATAATAAATCACCTAAATTAATATTAAATGTAGAAGATTCAGATAATTTAATTCTTCTTGATCATCATTTCTTAAATAATTTTAATGATATTTTATTTCCTAAGATGAATAAATATATATTAAATACCTATATTTATAATTTAATTGAACATTATCATTTTAATGAATTGATTCATTCTATTCAATGGTCATCATATGATTTATGTAAATTATCATTAAAAGAAATTGAGAATTTAATATATAAAATTCATTTAAGTTATCAATTAAAAAATGATATTGATAAAGATTATATAAAAAAAATAATTTATGTCCATATGATGGATTCTATTTCTTAGATATTAGTGGGTGTATAACTTAAGTATGGATAAGGATAGCTACTATAATATTTATAAGGATAACGGTAAGGGTTACGATAAATTGGATATTTATAAAAAGTTAAAGGATCAGCACCTGTATTACCATAATTAAAAGGACCATAAAAATATGTTTCAAAATTTTCAATGGATGAATACATATTTAAGTAACAAAATGCTGATAAAATAAGTATTATTAATGTAATAAATAATATATAATCATTCATATATAATAGAATAAGATATTTATTGTTATATTATTCATTTATTAATAAATTATTTAAATATTTTATTAATATATATGTATTCATCATTTTTGTTCATTGTAACAATTATAATAATTATAATAATGATATTTATTTTAATGAATAAAGTAAATGTTTTACAAAAAGAAAATATAAGTTGTTTAAATACTCGATTTGGTTGTTGTAATGATAAATATTCTCCTAAACAAGATATTCATGGTTCTAATTGTAGAGGATTTTAAATTTTATATACACAATTAAGTAATATATAACTTATTACAATAGTTAATACGAATATAACTGATTGGATCACTATTTTTTTTGATCCATTTACTTGTTCACTTCCAAATAATCCTGCAAATATACCTGGTATAATATAACGATTTGAAGATAAATTATTAGAACGATTATTATTAATATAATTTTTAGAAAATATATTTTCATAACCCATAACATTTAATAATGATTTAATAACATCAATACCTACTAAATTATAAGATGGTGAATAATTATCAAAATCATCTAATTGTTCTTTTAAACTGTCACTGAATTGATCAATAAAATTTGAATTTTGATTTTTACCTTTATTATAATTCATAAATAATATTCCCATACCTACATAACGTAAGAATCTAAATCCTAAAATAATCAAAGGATAAATATAAAAATATTGTGTTGCTAATATAAAATTTATAACCCAAATAATAGGAACTATAAGAATTGCTGAAGCACCAAATACTCCATTTAATATATCTTTAAACATACCTTCTTTATCTTCTAATTTTTTAGATAAATACATAAAAGCCAAGAAAAATACAAATATAAATAAAACTACATATGAAAATACTTTTTTTATTTTTTTATCTTGATTTTGATTTGTTGTAATTTTAGAAGTGTCATCTTGGTCATCTACATATAATTTTAAATTTTTTTCTTTAGATTCTAAATCTTCTTTATCTGCACTTGAAAAAAATGGAATAAAATCATAAAATAAATAAATTAATATAGATATAATAAATAAACATGATGAAACAAATATAGTATAAAGCGTGCTTCCAAATTTTTCAACTTTAAAAGTGAATAACATAAATACAAATGCATAAATAACAAAAGTTAATAATAATAACATCCCATAATCAAGATTTTTATGAGAATCTCTTAATTTATTTTTAATACCTTCTGGATCTTTTGTAATATTAAATTTTTCTTCAGAGTTTGTTATATTACCACACACTGAATCAATAAATAAATAACTTAAAATAATAACAGGTAAAGAGATTCCTAAAAATAATGATATATAATAAACAAGTGTATTATTAGAATTCTTATTAATCATATTAAATAAATTTGCTGTGACATCAAATGATGAGAAAAATCCTTGAATTAAAAAATACATGCTTAAACAAAATACCAATATCATAATCCAAGTTATATTATCAAATTTATTAAAAATTTGTTTTACTCCCATTGCTCCAGAAGTAATATCAAAATTTGAAGAATTGTAAATTCGGGAACGTGCAGATGCTAATTGACATGCTAAATAATTCATTTGATTTTTAATTTTTTCTGTTTCATTATTTTGACATTTATTTCTAATTTGAGAACCTAAATTAATATTTTTATCAGTGATAATTGAATTATATATATCATCTTTATCATTAAATAATCCCTTACCTATATTAGAGCATTTCATTTCTAAATTTGTTTTTATAGTAGAAGCGCTATTTTCATTTGATGAGTGTAAATTATTTTTATTATAATAACCAATAGGAGGTAAATCAGGTATTCCTTTCACCTCTGATTTATCGATAAGTTTACTTGACATCTACTAATTAATAAGATTTAATTTTTTTTATTTTTTTATTTATTCAATTATTTATAAATGAGATATAAAATAGTTGATATAATTAAAACACAAATAAAATATACAATTATAAAACTGATTTTTCCTAATCCAAAAGGTTTTTCTTGATTTATTAAAAATAATAAATTAATTATAAATATAAATATATAAATTAAATTATAATAAAGTGGATTTAATGTCATTCCATAAATAGTATTATTAAAAAATTGTAAAAATGGAAGACTTACAAATAAATATAATATTATTTTAAATATTAATTGAGTTGATTTTGTAATTATTGAATTATTATTAGTATTTTTATAAATATTCTTAAAATATTCTGTGTCTAATCCCATGCTTATATATTTTGATACAGATGAAATTGAATTCCCATATGTTTTTATATATGAATTAATTCTTGATTCATTTAATAATAATAAATTTGAAAATAACCAAGGACTTGATAAAGGACGTCCTAATAAAATATAAGTAGATAACAATTTAAGAATGGTAGTAAACCAATTATTTGATACTTGAATTGAATTTCTATTAAATATTTTATATGTCCATAAATTATAATTAAAACCAAATAATGTATCATCTTTTAAATTTTTAGTTAAATATTCTACATATTTAATACATAATTCTTTTAAATATTTTTTGTATTCAGGTTTAACTTTATCATTTTCTAATAATACTTGAATGGCTAATTTTACACTATCATCAATATTATTCATATCTAAGTCTTTATTAGAATTAACTTTTAATGTTTCTTTTATTTTCTGTAATAAAGTAAAAGCATCTTCTTTTTCCTTAAATGGTAATGTTGTATCATTAATAATTAGATATAATTTTTCAATATAATTATTTTTGTTATCATTTTGTGGAATTTCTAACTTATATTTTTTTAATAATTTTTTAATTTGAATTAAAATATGATTATCATTATTTTTTATATTACTTTGAATACTAATATGATCTTGTATTTCTTCATCATCAATATCATCAAATTTTGTGAATACAGGTTGATAATTATGTACTAACTCATTACTAATTCGTTTTAATGTTTTAGTAAATTGATTATATGCAGCATCATCTAATTTATCTTCATTATAATATTCTTTCATAAATAAATGGTAATTATATTCAATTGGTAAAACATAATTGGCTTGACATGTTGAATAATTTTTACTTGATTCTGTTAATCCAATGATAGGTACAGGTTGTATTTTTTGATTTCCATAATCAATCTTTAAATTATTTAAAAAAGAACTAAGTAAAACCACATAAAATAAACTTAAAAAGGGATAAAATAAATTTGTACAAAAATCACTTATTTTATTTTTATTATCACCTATTTTAAAAACAGTTAAATAACTATAAAGCATTCGACCACTTGGTAATTGTAAATTAAATCGATCTATAATTTCTTTACATACTTTTTCATTTAGTTCATTATATTCTATATAATTTTTATCATCTTTATAAGTCACATTTAATTTATTATAAATATTA